TTGTCCTCGTTCTTCTCATAGTTATAATATATAATACAAAAAATAGAAGGGGTAAACCCCCTTCTATTAATTTTTATTTTATAGGTAATTGTCTTCAAATTGCTTTAACAATGGTTGAATACAATCAGTCGCATCATATAGGTCTCTTTCAGATTTAACCAAAAGTCTACCTTCTTCATCATACGGAGCCCAAGATTCGATAGTTTCTGAGAATCTATCAATTCTTTTATGCACATCAGCTGACTCTTCAGCAGTCAGTGCAATATTATCAAGAGTATAATATCCAATTTGAACGTCCTTGTTACCCTTTGTCATAGTAACATTTTGGAAGTCTCCTATTCTTGGAACGAAGTATCCCAAGTCTCTTATAGCTATACTTCCTTTCTTAACTCCAAAGTTTTCAGCAGACAGTACCAAATGAACATCATTCATGTGGAAGTATTCATTGAACTTTCTTAATACTGCTGATACTTCTTTGTAATGTTCAACTGCCGCGTATATTGCAGCGTCTCTTGTGTCATTCAAGAACTCTCCTGATTTAGATTCCAAATTCTTTATGTATTCTGCACATATCATAAAGTTTTGGTATCCATTTCCAAGTGAGAAGTTAGATACCATTGGCATATGTGCACCTAGAGCTTTAAATGCTGTAGCATCACTTGATACAACTGATGAGCTATATCTTTCTATTGCATTGTCTCTAAATCCCACTTCTCTGAATGGAACTTTGTAAACCCAAGCTGAACCTTCTACTCTAAAGGCAATTCTGTTTTGTCCTCTTCCTAATACTTGAAATCCAGCTTCTCTTATAAGACTTTCGTAAGTTTGTGCTACCTCTTCAGCAGACGAACTAGATTGGTAAGCTTCTACCATTCCATTTGCAAGTTCAAATACTCTTTCTTGAACCTTTCTGTTCTCTGCTTCATTATCGTACCCTCTGTTATTTCCAAATCCATAGTTATTATTGTTTCCAAACATCTTTATTCCTCCTTATTATATTAATTTATTATCTTCTTCCAAACATTGGCGACTTTTCCCAGTTCTTTCCACTGCTTCCGCCACTAAACGCCGACTTTCCGAACGCAAATCCTGAGTTACCATTTCCACTTGAGTTTCCAAATGTTGATGATTTGCCAAATGTAAATCTTGATTCACTTCCACCACTTCCACTATTTAAACCAAATCCACTAGAACCACCACCGAATGTTCCTAGCTTCTTACCTCCACCGAACGAGCTACCTCCCGAACCAAAGCCTCTACCGAAGCTACTTTCACTTGAGCCAAATCCACTTCCACCACCGAAGCTTCTTCCGCCTCCAAACGAACTTCCACCGAATGAGCTTCCTCCATAATATCTTTCATCTTCATCTTGGTACTTAGAAAATGCAGACACCTTTTCTTCTTCACTCTTAACTCCAAATCCGAAAGCTTTATTCTTAAATGGCTTTCTTTCACTAGGTTCTTCATCCATAACCAAGTTTAACTTAGGAGCTTCTGTCTTTTCTTCAATTTGGATACCCAAATCTTCAATAGCTCTTAATACTACATCTTCAATTAAGTTTTCATTTGCAGCATCTTTGATAATCTTAACTAAACTATCAAAGTTATTTGCTACAACTTTTAATACTTTTGCAGCCATAAACATATCGACCGCATATCTCGAAATCTCATTATTTTGGTCGACTTCGTGAAGCTTTCTAACCTTATCTATATGAAACACTTGTTGCATTTCATTATAAGTTGCCTTGTCAACTACCTTTCTGAACTTTTCAGCACCTTCAGATAATTGTCCTCTTTCATTTAACCATTTTGCCAAGTTTTCAGGGATTTTTGCTTCTTCTCCACCAAACCAATTTGCAGTTTGGTTTACAAATGCTGGGTCAGCAAACTTCACTTGTTGCTCACTTAAATAAGTTTCAAGTGCATTAATTGTAGCATTCCATTGGTCATTCCAATGTGATGCTCTTTTTGTTTTCTCGTTTAGAAACACCCTTTCTGGATTCATCTTTGTAAATCCACCTTTACCATTTTTGATTTTGTTGTTCAATCTCATAATTTTTCCTCCTTAAATTTTTATATTAATTGTACTGCTACACCTATATAATATATATATTAAAATACTGATTATGCTAGTTACTACTTCTTTATCTGCTCTTGAAGTAACATATCACCAAGAGCTAATTTTCTAGCTTCCTCTAAGTCAGCGTCAAGCTTTGCCTGCATCTCAGGCGGTATTTGCATCATATCAAATTCATTTAATTTTCCTAGTATTGAATTAGGGTCATCTGGTATTACATCTCTTATATCATCATAGACATCTTCGGGAGCTGGAGATATTCTAAATCCATTCTTTGTAAACTTAAAGAATCTTAAGTTCCCTTTATGTCCGTTATTTGTTGATAGTTCATTTATCTCTTTATTATTGTCTCTATCCTTATCAAGAAGCATGTGAAGCATAGTGACATTATTGTATCTTCCTCTAAATTGAATAAGTAGAGATTCCACATGGAACTTAAGTCCAAATCCACCAGCAACATGAGAAGCGTTTAGCTGTCCACCCATAAGTGGGCTTGGATATACTCTTCTTCCTATTACTTCTTGTGCTACTCTTTCCCCTTCTCTATTAAATTGTCCAGCTGTTACTATAGGAACATTTAATCTCTGAGCGGCAAGTTTTAAATTCTCAAACTTCTTAACTAAATCAGTTTTAGACTTATCATCTGTATCGTTTCTATTTATAGGTACAGCTAGTAAGTCAGCATAGTCAAGAACTATAAGCATAACTCTCATACCTTCGTTTGCAAGTTCATTTACAAGTGCATCTAAATCATCAGGACCTATATCGTATCTATGAAACTCACGAACTACTATTGCCATTTCACTATCATTTTGTGGAGATATATATTTGTGTGCAATTCCTGTAACTTCAGCATCAGGCATATCTATAAGCTTTCTTGAGAACATCTTCTCTTCCATGTGCCAATCCACAAATCTTTTAAATACTTGTAGAGTATCATTTTCTAAAGTTATATGAAGTACGCAGTTTTCTTTACCGGGTATCTTATCAACATTTGGATTTGATTTAGCAACTCCTAAAGTTACATTTTCCAAAAAACCAGATTTGAACCCTCCTGATAAAGCTATAGTTGCATATAGTTTCTTTGGCTTTAGTTTACCCATAAAATCGTCAAGTGCTGGAATACCAGTTGATAAAGCATTTGAATCTTCATATCTTAACTGAGTAATTATGTTATCAAGTCCCTTAGGACTTCTTGAGAATTTAACTGTCTTATTATTTGCTTTAGTAGTTCTAGTTGTAATATCTATTGCTACTGATTTAAAATCATTTATTATATCTTGATACTCATTCATTACAGTATTCGTAGGAGAAGATTGTAAGAATGTAAGCTTTGATATAATATTATCCATCTTCTTTAAAGCTACTTTATTTACTGATAAGAAATCTACAAGAGAAGCTATAAACTTCTTATTATCATCTGTAGCTTGTAAGTATTTAGCGTATACATCAGAACCTACAGTTTCATCAGTTGATGATATACGAATAAGTCCTTCAGCATCTAGTGCTATTCCATCTTGTATATATTTAAGCATAGTTTCTATGCACTTTATTATCTCTTGCTCTCTTGTGTCTTTTCTTGATACTTTTAAATCTATAAGAGCTTCTTTTAAGTTTGCTAAGAATTCATTATTATGTCTAAAATGCGGTACTATACTAAAAAGCAATGTGAGCGTCGCATAGTTAATAGGTATTATCATACTTGTACTCCTTCCTTAATCTCATCATTAATTGTGGGTTTTTGAATATCCGAAATATCTAAAAGCTCTTTTATTCTATCTACTGATAGATTAGTTTCATATATTTCTTCTATTGTCTTTTGTATCTTATGAGTTAAAGGAATAGTAGGAGACAGTACATATTCTGCATCTTCTTCTATAGATTTAACTTCTTGCGTTTTAACTTGTCTTTCTATTTTAAATTGAAATATTCCTTTATAAGATGACATTATAAAAGATAAGTTCTTATACTCTTCATCATTATAAGAGTTAGTATCAACATCTATTCTTATAATATCTTTAGCTTTCTTATCAAGTTTTAAATCATTAAAGAAAGCTTTCATTTTCTTTATAGTTGATTTACATATTTCAGTACCATCTAAGATTATATACTTTCTACAGTATTTATTTTCTATAAAATTAACTTTAAAAGTTCCAGTATCTAAATCGACTGTAATATCATCAAATCCTTTTTTGACTCCTGCATCTGAAAATGAATGAGATGAAAAAGAACCTGTATACCATATATTATCAGCGATATTTATTCTATTATGTATATGTCCACATACAGTGTATACACCTGTAGTTTCTATTATATCTCTATCCTTTATAACTTGTGCCATCTTATGAGTATCAGCTTTTAATGCCTTAGCGTATGGCATAGCTGACTCTATTGAACCGTGGTATATAGTTACATCAGCTTTAGTAGTTAAAGCTTCTTCATATAACTCTTCATAAGTATTTGAATAATACTCAGGAATGAATCTAAATAAAAGTCCTTCCACATCTATAAACTCTACATTTCTTACAATATGAAAGTTTGAACTTTCAAGAGATGAGAATATATCAAGCTGTGTATTATCATGAGATAGCGTACCCTTAAGTAAGAATACTTTAAAATCATATAGTCTTGCTCTTTCTGCAATAGTTGTCATGAAATCAACTGCTATTTGTATTACCTTGTGATTTGCTGGATATACTCTATCAAATATATCTCCTGCAAATGTTAGTACATCAATACTTTCTTTTAATTTATCTATATAATCAATTATAAGCATAAGCTCCTCTATGTAATCTGTAGGTTCGCTATATACTGATAAGTGTAAGTCTGAAATATTAATATGTCTTAGTGTCTTCATAAAGTCCTCCCAAACACCCCTTTAGTTAAAAATCGAGGGTTCACACCCAAAAATTTGTTAGTAAAAATTCAATAATTAGGAGGTTTAAAATATATGATTAGAACTAATCAAGCGAAGCTTTCCGACTTATCTTCTCTATGGAAAGTAATGGATAAAGTTGATAATTTATCAGGTAAAGTAGCTGAGCTTATATCTGGTCGTGATGTCGATGCAGCATCTGCACCTGAAGCTTTTTTACTATATGAAGCAAACTCGAACAAGATGTTCAAAAGAGACATTATGAATTTAATAAATGAGAAAAAGATTGTACTTAAGTATAATCCATTGGTTGCTGTAGGAATGTATCTTCCTTATGCTCCACTTATTGACAAATCATCAGGAGCTGTACAAGTTATAGTAAATGCCACATCTTATTGTACAGAAGAAGATGGTAAGTTTAAAATAAATGTAAATGATTTAATTGGATTGTGTCAAGGTGCTTGGGCTATATACAAGTCTTTAATTAACTACACAAAGATTTGTGCAAATTTCCAAATGAGATATTTGCTTATTGAACTATATACAAAGATATTAACTATAGGTATATCAGGTTCTTCAATATTTGCAAGTGGAGCAAACGCTAAGTATCTTAAATATATCTGTGCAAGATTTATGCTTAATCATCACTTCGGTATTGATAAGAACGTACATGAAAGTGCAATGAATCAAGCTAAGATAGAAAATGATACAGAAAAGGCATTTATAAACCAATTAGTTTTAGAAACTCCAAAAGAGTTATGGCAATCATTCCACGGTCTTGTAGAAATACTTAAGAGAAACTTTACAGCTTTAAAAGATAAAGTGTCAGTTGAGTTTATAAGACAAAGAGTGTCTATAATACTTGGAAGTCCAAATGTATTCTCAGTTGACTATGTGCCATACTTGTGTGCACTAGCTTCAGGATATTATAATAACTATTCGGTTTATAGAAGCTCTTCTATCAAAACAGAACTTCAACCTTACTGTATTGCAGTTGCAAGAGAAGTATTACAATCTTTATAAGGAGGTTTATAATGAGAGCCTTTATAGATTCTGTAGACGGTAGAAAGACTACCTTCTACGATAGATTAAAACCTCATATGTCAAAACCCGTCGATATCGACGGGCTTATTGGTATTTATAATTTTACACTGACAAAGCTTACAAATCCTACTATGGAATTTTTGGATACTTTGGATAATATCGGTAAGGGACATTTTGAGATAATGTACAATGTTTATCAAATACCTGAGTTACAATTTACTCCAGACTTTGGTAAATATCAAATATTCTTTAAAGACGGAAATCGTCTTTTAGAGTATAAGGAATACTTAAGACAAAAAGGTGCAAAGTATTACTTTGTAGATGAATCTTACTTTATAGTAATTCCTAAAGAAGAGGTAATTTTAACTACAGGTACAGTTATTATATCTACAGGAAATGATGTGGTAAGATTTATAGATACTCCAAGTCCAACAGCTCTACATCTATTTGAAAATCTTTATATGGAAATGAGCTTAAAGCACATAGAAGTATTTTCGGATAATAAAGCACTGGATGCTTATAAACTATGTCTAGGAGATTTAGAAGTAGGTACTGGAGTTAAGGTTGGAAATACTGTATCTAATAAGACAGCAATAATTGAAGTTGTGAGCCCCAATGATATATTATCATCTATTGGAGTTATAGTATACGAAAGAGGTGGAAAGAAAGGATTTGAATTTAGAAATCTAACTTATGCTTCTTGGAACCAAACTTCAGCTGTACTTGATATAAAGGCTTTAGAAGATGAAATAGGAGCTGGTACTACAGTTACTAAACTTCTAGTCCTTTATAATACAGCAAACGATGATAAAGAGGATTTGGACACTTTATATGAAGACTTTATATACTCTTGTGTATATAGTCCTGAACTTGAAGGATTTGTTAAAGGTTCAAGAGCTTCTCTTCTTCCTATAGCAAATGATGACCCAAGACTTCTTGTTGACTTTGGTAATGATACTGAATACTTCAGTAGTATTAAAAGTATATCAAAGCAATTTGCTCTAAGTATGATAGGAGACGAATATACAAGAATAAGAAATGCTGCAGAGCTTGTAGAAGATGAGGATAACTATGTTGTATTTGTTCCTAATAGATATTCACAAGTAATTTCTTTATATGTAAACGGGAAATACTTCCATACAGGATTTAAAAGAGACGATAGACTTGGAGTATCTAAGATAACTATACCTAAAGCACTTCTTAAAGACTATGCTGATAAAGATGAAATAGAAGCTGTAGTAGAGCCACTATTTACAAGAAGATACGACTTAGTAGTTGATAAGGTTATAAAGTATGGTAAGGCTGAAGGACATCTTATAGAAGATGAGCTAAACCTAATACCTTTATATGAAACAGCAGGACTTGACAGGTCAATGCACCTATTCATAGATGGACATTTTATTCGTCCTGATTTTTACGAGATTATAAATTACAATAATAATTTATTTATCTTCTTTAAAAAGAAAGTGGCTGATATAGCCAATGTAACGGTTATAGTACACGCTGAAGATGTTTATGATGAAAAGGTAGGGACAATAACCGATATCTCCAAAAAAGAGTATATAAATGATTATTCTAAGACTTATTATGGTGGACATTTAATATCAACCTATAAGCTTATGAATATGCTTGAAGGAAATTATCTTGGAGCTGCAATAAATCCTGTATTTCCTGATAGCCATGATGATAACTTATTTATCTGCGAATTAAAAGACAATAAACTATATAAGTTCGTAGATGGTGGAAGTGAAGATTTCTTACTTAGAGGATTCTATTATGTAGATTCGGTTGCAAAGAAAGTGGTTGTATATACTATAGCACAAATATATACTTACATTAAAAATAAAGTTTCGCCTAACACTATCTTGATTAATTCGTATCCTACATCGAACCATGAAGACCTAATAGTGAAGCGGACTAAATTCGCATATGATATGTTAGCCATTGGCAAACGGTTTAGAGGTATCGTGAATGGAAACGATATTAACGGAACTGGTGTAAAAGATTATGTGAAAACTAACTATTCAGAGTTTATAGATTCTGAAGGAAGAGTAATAATTTCAAATAATGAAAAGGTAATTGCTCAAGCTCCAGTGAATGTTAATTTTGATAGGTATGAGGATTAATTATACAACTAAATAACTTTCAATAGATACATATATGGTGTATAAGGAGAGAGTGTGTACGGAACTATGGGTATATAGTGTATTAAGATTTGAGGATCTTTTTAGAGATTCCCCCAGTACCGCAAATCTTTAGTATTACATGAGTATACACGATTTGAAAAGAAGATATAATATAAATCATTATGTCATATTTCAAGTTTTATTTCCAGTAATACGTATAATAACATATTACGATTTACAGTGAATAATATTCAGTTAATTCTAGTAAATCACGGAATTAATAATAAGAATAAAGCTTTGTACGTGTCGTACTTGTAGATTGAGGAAAATAAGATAATGATGAATTATTCTATTTTTATTA